GATTTTTCTATTTGACAGATAATTCTGTTTGATAGAACCTTCTTGTTGTAAGAAGTTTTTCCAACCAATTCTTAATCCCTTAAGCAGCTACGAATTTAAAGATGTTGCAGTTAGGTTTGTGCAAAACAGTCCTGTTTTAGTCTTTATATTTTATGCTGTGTACAGATGATTAATTCTTTTTGGTCGAGTGGTCAGGTATCTGACTGCTGACTTGGTATGATTTTTCTTTGGAAAAATGAACCCAGCCCCTATGTAATTCGAGGTCAACGTGATTGTGTAATTTTTAACCATCGGAGTTGTTGTTGCTACACTACCCTTTCTTCCTGAAGTTCAAGAACAGTTAATCTATCTGTTTTTGATCGTCCAGAGATTCTGGAGTGCAACTATGGACTTCAACTGCCTGTTAAAAAGTTTATGCAGCGTATGATAGAACCTTGTTTTAGGATTATCTAAGCCGTTTTCGGTATCATGTCGCACAAATTCTCAAAACCCTTAAAAGAAAATAGGAAGTTTTATGCCTTGTTTTACTTTAAAACCGGCGAATTTAAGATTGTTAGTAAAAAAGTTTTTAGTAGTCTCAAATATCCCGTTTTTGATTATGAATGGTGCGTGGTTCGTGTGATCGATTCTCCCTCGCGGAAAATGTCATCATTTGTTCTGAATAAAATTGTTCCAGATTGTTATTATGGTCAGGGATTGTTTTCAAATATTTCGAGTACTATTAATAATATTAGCTCGATTTTTGGTTGGTTTATGACGGCTATATCCACTATAAAAGGTTTAGATAAGAAATCTATAGTTAGATTTCTTGCTATTTTTGTGAAGATAGCATCTTTGTTTGGAGAGAGAACGTTTAATCCTTCCAGTGTGTTGTCAATAGTTTTAGATTTATATTTAGTGTATTTAGAAACTAATTATGAGGCTCAAGGAATAGAGGCGATAGCTTCCATTGCCATGGCCAGTTTTATGCCAGAAAAATTATTTAATATTATTAGAAAGAGTCAAGTTCTTTCCTCTTCTAAACTCGTAGATGACACTTCTGCTCTTCATGATTTTATAGTAACGATAGTGGATGGAGTGGAATGGTGCATGAGTAAGTTGTATCTTCCCGAGTGCATTGTAAAATTTATTACGAAAATATTAGATATGTTCCGTGATTCATCTATTCATTTCTTGATAAAGAAAATGGAAGAAATCTTGCAAATGGGAACGAATTGTAAAAAGTTTATAGATTTGTCGTATAGAGCTGAGAGCAAAAGAATTAATGATAAATTGCAAGGTTTGAATCAAATTAAAGAGTGGGCTAGAAGATCACCCGTCTTAACGGAACTGTTAAGTAGATGGAATAGACATATGAAAATAATATCAGTTTATGAATCACCTGACAGAATAGAACCAGCTTGTTATATTTTTGAAGGTCCTCCAGGCAAAAGAAAATCAGTTTTGATGAACGCCATGATTCAAGCGTTAGGTGAACCTTTTTATGCGCATTGTGTTAAATCAGTTTCAGATGGAAAGGATTTTTATGATAATTATAATAATGAGCCGATATTTTATATGGACGATGTAG